TGGTATACGCTCAATTAACTGGTAACGTTAAAATGCAAGACAATATTGCATTGTTCGATACAAAACATGGTAACGTTGCGGGTACAGGTGAAGCATTATCCGTTAAAGCAATCGCTAAAGCAATTACTGCTATGCGCCGTCAAAAAGGTATTAAAGGTGAAGCTACTCTTAACATAACACCTAAATACTTAGTAGTTCCTCCAGAGCTTGAAATGACTGCATATCAAATCGTTAACTCTACCGCAGCAGTTGACGGTGTAAACTCCGGTGTAATTAACCCTTACAAAGGTCGCTTCATCGTTGTAACTGATGCAGAATTGACTGACCCAGATGCTTGGTATTTAGTAGCGGATGCTACTCAACATGACACTATTGATGTTACCTACTTAAACGGCGTTGAAACTCCACGTCTTGAAACTCGTCAAGGCTTCGAGGTAGATGGCATTGAATACAAAGTGGCATTTGATGTAGGTGTAGACGCTATCGACTTCCGTGGTCTTTATAAAAACGCAGGTAAATAATTAGGGGGTAACGATATATGATGACACAATTCGTACAAGAAACTGACCGCATTGACATTACTGCAACAGAAGAGGTCAAAGCCGGTAATATCGTAGAAGCTGGCGCACTTCACGGTGTAGCTATCACAGATTTAAAACCAGGTGAAGTAGGCGCCATTAAAGTAACCGGCGTATTCAAAGTAACCGCTAACAAAGCCGATACTTTTGCAGTCGGCGACGTAGTTAACTTTGATACAGACAAAGCTGTTAAAACAGGCGGTAAACCAATGGGTATCGCGGTAGCGCCTAAAACTGCTACACAAGATACAGTTACCGTTATGCTAGTGCAAGCTGTCAAAGTTGGCGCATAGTCAATAGCTATATTATGAGGATAACGGGGGCCAGATGCCCCCGTTAAACCTATGAGGTACAAATATGTATACGTACGATGAAAACGTCCTCCTGGGGGCATTTGGTGAGAAAATCACATATGAAGGTAAGACCATCAAGGCGAGCGTGGAAATCGGTGAGTACGATGGCAAGGGGTCAGGATTCGTAACTGGGCTAGCTGATAAGGCTAAGATTTGGGTTAGAACCAAGGACATACCACTACCAAAGGCCAAGGATGAAATCTACATCCACGGCAAGAAGTGGTATGTGGATCATATCTCTGATAGCGACGATAAGATGCATTGCTTAGAAATCGTGGCCAACGTAAGGACGGTGAGACCATGAGTAATGAGCCTATCACCATTAATGACGGCGCTACGCCGTACCTTGAATTTATCGCCAAAACGAAGCCTGATTGGATGCGTAAGGCGATGAAGTCGATGGGGTTCATGATGTCCAAGGCCATCAAGGAGGGCATTAAGTCCGGAGCACCCGGCGGTAAGAAGTATGCTAGCTTCATGCCACCGGCTATGCGGGCGCAACTCGAAGCAGCATTCGGTGCTAAAGTTCGAAGGGCTTACCGGAAAGGCGGTAAAGCTGACCGAGAGGGATGGACACATAAGTCTCGTGATGAACTTATCGCTAGTGGCGTAAAAGCCGGCACAGTTGGATACACGCCTCTCGGCAAAATGTACCGAGCCGTAGGGTATCAGTACGATGCTAAGTCTGAATCGGTCAAAGTTGGGTGGCTATCTAACTCTGCTAAGAAATTAGGGGAACAGATTGAAAAGGGTTACACCAAGGAAATAACAGAAAACATGCGTAAGAAATTATTCGCGCATGGGTTCCAGTTGGCCAAGGGGAAAACGACCTTCACCATTAAACCTCGTGAAACCTTCAGGCCGATGCGTAATGCACTTCAACCGAAACTCGTACCATTCCTTGAAAAGAAAATCGGTGAGTACGCACTCGGTAATACCTCATGGGGCTCCAGTAATCGAGTATACAAAGTGAGGTAGCTATGCAAACAATTCCACTCGCAGTGATTGCGAATCGTTGGGTTGAGGCTATCAAGGACAATGATCATATCAATGAGTTCTGTAAAGCGAAGTATGGTAAGGACCTATCTATATTCGTAGGTTATGACGATGCGGGGGCTCCTCTTGAGGAGGACTGCCCATGTGTTATAGTCCTTATGGACTCAAAGTCCGAGGGGCTTGCGGATTCCTATTCGTATACGCTCCAACTCGTATGGGGCGTACATAGGAAGGAAGCGGAGCGTAATGGCCGTGTCATTACCTATACGGGGGCCTTTGAAACCGATGAACTTGGCCAGCTACTCATTGAATGTATTATGGCCGTCAACCCTAATTATCCAGTCATTAACATTGACTATGAAACGGATAATGTATCGTGGCGCCCTGTGTATCCAGGCAAGGCCACATTCACAATAGAAATACCGCACGTAATCGGCGGTCACGTTGAATATTAATAGGAGGATAACATGGCAGTAGCTAAACGTGCGCAAGGCGCACAATCCAAATTAACAATGGCTTTTGAAACTGACTTTGGTGTTACACCGTCCACCGGTGGCGTGGTTATGCCAATCATTAGTTCCTCTCTAAAAGCAAGTCAAAATCTAAATGATTCTAATGTAATTCGTGGTACGCGAAATCCAGCTGCGCCTAGCCGTGGTAACATCGATGCATCCGGCAGTATTACACCACCGGTCGATGTAATCGGCTTCGGCTATTGGTTGAAATTAGCCTTTGGCGCGCCTACTTCCACAGCCGGCGCCGGTTCCGCGCATAAGCATGTGTTCAAAATCGGTCCGGATATGCCATCCGCTACATTCGAACAAGGCTATAAGGACATCAGCACATATCAACAATTCAGTGGTGTTCGTATGAATAAGATGGCGCTTAACTTTGGCGGTGACTCCGAGTTAACAGCCACCATCGACGTAATGGGCTGTAAGGAAACAATGGCGGCAGTACCATTCGATACAGCACCTACGCAAATTGCATTTACTCCATTTGAAAATCTTGAAGCCACAATCAAAGAAGGCGGTGTGACAGTCGCTAACGTATTGTCCTTAAGCCTTAATATTGACTTTGGCCTAGACGGTGATTCCTATGCTATCGGTAATAAAGGGTTCCGTACCTATATCGATACAGGTATTGTCGGTGTATCTGGCACATTGAAAGCGTTCTTCCAAAATATGGACCTCTTGAACAAAGCAGTAAATGGTACAGAATCTAGCCTTGAATTGACGCTCACCAAAGGCACTAACTCTTTGGTTATCAAATTACCTGAATTGATTTACGAACGTAACTCCCCAGGTATTGATGGTCCTAAAGGCGTTAACATCGAAATGCCGTTTAAAGCATACTACGGCGATGATGCTGAGGCATCTGCCATTCTATTCGAATTAACTAATACGCAAGCAGCATATTAATAGGAGGTAAGTATGAAGATTCAAGGTAAGGAACTAAAAGCAAGAGCCCTCACATGGTCTGAACGTGAAATGTTGATTAAAGCAGGATTGGACTTCGTATATTGCCCAGTCGAAGAAGATGATCAACTGGCAGGTATCATTCGTAGCCGTGACATTATGCGGTTCATCTTGATGGATGTATATGGCCTCAGTGATGAGGACCTTAATACTGTATCTGATAAGGAAGCTGTGGACTTTGCAGGTAAAGTTATTACCGCTACCTTCCAGGTACAAGATGCAACGGAAAAAAACTAAAAGAGGTGTGGGGGTGGATGTCCTCTGACCGTCCGAAGTATTGCCAAGGGTGTAGGGAGTTACAATCCGCCACCCGGCAGTCCTTCGACTGTTCGGAGTGTGAATATAATCCTCCGCACCTATTATTTGGTACAAAATTGGCTATGAAACTGTATACCCTATCACGCAGTCAACGCATATATCACACAGGAGGGCTAGCCGGATTCGATTATCCGGCCATCCGCACAGTTGCGGAAATGAATAATATCAACCTGGGTCCGATGTTATTCAACCTCATGTGGATATTAGAGGGATTAGAAATGGAGGCGATGAATAAGGATGTCGAATAATGTAGTAGATATCGTAGTGCAACTGACCGATA